ATGAAACAACACCAACTACAGGTTCTTTTTGGTCATCTGGGTTTGTAAATTTAACTAAATCACCAGGCTTAAAGAATTCATTAACTGGATATTTAGCAGGAACAGTAACAGTACAAATACCACTGTTAGGACCACTATCCCATTCATACTCAGCAGTAATACTAGCAATACCAATTACTTTTATATCTCTTTGTACTACATCTCCACTAAAATCTTGCCAAGGACCTTGACTAGGATCTCTTGCCACTCCTTCCACATATACTGCTTTAACATCTGATATCCCATATGCTGTTATTCCTGTAGAAATTCTACCATCTTGTACACCATCAAATATTAAAGATTCACTTGGAATAAAACTACCTTCTGTTTCATAAATCTGTAGAGTTGATCCATTAGTAACAGATTCTTTTAGAAATCCTGTTGCACCACTACTAGAACCCTTAATAAAAACTGGTGTATTAAGTGTAGTTGGTTCGTTTAGACTTAACTCAGTTATTGTCTGAACATCATAAAGACTTAAATTAAATTCATTAGCAGGAGTCCAGTCCTTTTGAGATCCTTCTTCTAATTTATAATCATAAACTCTAGCAACACCAATTTCTTTACCATAATTAAATGCTGGACTCGCACCAACAGTAAACGTTCTACTATCTCTCAAACTTACAACATAAGTATTTCCGATACCAATAAAAGGAGCACCTTGTGCATTATTAATTTTAATAGTTGTTCCTGTATTATATGTTATTGCTTCATCTTCTATTCTTTTTGTAGTACGTGTCTTAGGAGCATCTAAGTAAACTACCTCTGGTATCTCAACATCATAACCACGAACATATGCCTTACCTGGAGACATCTTATAGATCATCTTATCTGCAGAAGCAGGTTCACCACCATAAGTGAATTCACCTTGCTTAAATAATCCATTATTACCTAATCCATCATCTAAAGATTCTGCAACAGCACTATTAAACTCTTTAACCGTAAAATCTCCATCAGTATCAAAAATTTTAGTTGCTACATCATCCTCAAAAGGTGTACTATTTCCACTACCTGTTTTCTTTTTACTTCTAAGTTCACCATTTTTTACAGTACCTAATTCAATAAAATTATTATCATCAAAATCATCTAAAGACTTTTTAAATAAACTTGCAGTTACTTTTAATCTATCAGCACCAGGAGAACCATAATTATTATATCCTTGAGAATTATCATTTAATGATTCATCTAAATCTGAATTTATTATTTCTTCGACTATATTCAATCCAACTCTATAATTAGGAGTATTTGAGTACTGATCTAAAATTAAAGTCTCTGTATTTACTGTTACGAATTGTCCTCTAATAAAATAAACACCTTCATTTATCATGAAAGCAGATCCAGTAGCAGCATTATTATTAGATAATGTTAATGCGAAAGCAGTTCCTGGATTTATAGTAGTATTACCAAGTAATCCTGATACAAGAATAGTATTACAAAGTAACTCTTCTCCATCATTAAACTGCTGACTAGAATTATCGCTTAAATTACTACCAATATAATTCACATATAATGTAAGACTACTTTCTTCAGAATCTCCAGGAAGTAATACATGATCAACAACAGCACTAACACCAGAAACAGCACCTGTAATTTGTGTTCCTACCAATTGTTCTGCAAAAGCAGACACAGGAACCCCTTGATATGAATTGTTTAATTTTACAGCATAATAAAATTGGTTATAGGAAATATTACCAGGAATAACTCTAGTTCCTTCCTTAAAGAAATGATCTCCAAACTTTTCAATTTGGTTCTGAAGTATAGATTGTAGCGTTGTTAATTCTCTTGCCTGTACTGGATATCCAGGCTTGAATAATACCTTATGGTAGTCATTAGATGCATCAAAGTCATCAAAATATGGTGCTACATTTAGATTAGTTTGCTGTGGCATAATACTTTATAATCCGTTTAGAATTGCAAGATGACTTTAATATCTTCTTTTTGGTTTATTGACCTATTAACAGATGGTCTGTTATCAACGTAAATTATGTTGCCTGAGTATCTTTTAACTTCAGGGGAAGAAATACCGTTAGTAAAGTCTTGACCAAGGTTATATGTCCTATTATTTATAGAGGTGCTGAAACCGCTAAAGGATGAATCTATTTGTAAATTAGATCCTGTTGTTGGAGTAATTACTATATTTCCACCTGAAGAAGGACTACTAGTAAATTCTAGTTGTTCATAACCATAAGGTGCATTTGTTAAAGCAGCACCTACAGTATTAAATCCAACTCTATCTTGCCAATATTTTAGAACACCTGTTGTTTGATCATAACTAACAACTCTACCAACAGCAGTAAGACCTGTACCAATTGTTTGTACAAATTGACTATCTGCAGTAAAAGTAGCAGAACTATAACCAATACCAGTTAATCTAAGAGCAGATAATGCACTTGCTTTATCTAGTGTTAGTGGAATAATACTATTTGGTGCAAGAGGATTTTCTACAACTCCAATTCTGGAAAATTGGTTGCCTGTTATAAAATCAGGGTTTTCAGTATCATTTTCTAATCTAGAGTACATTAAAACATTATAAGCACCAAGTTCTCTGTATATGTCAGCACCATGACCACCAGCTGGTGGTATGATAACGTTAAATTCAGGTTCAGTAGTTGCAACAGGTACACCTCCTTCTGCTAAATCTAAAGTTCCGTAAGTGTATCCAGAACCTTGACTAGAAATTGTAACGGAATCTATTTTTAGATCATTGTTAACAACAACTGTTGCTTCTGCACCATTTCCATCTCCATTAATAGGAACTCTTGTATATGATGTTGATATTGCACCAACATTAACACCAGCATTAGTAATAGTAACTATTTTAATAGAACCTTCTATTGCATTTTCTCTAACAGGAGCATTATCTGGTGAAGTCTGCCATTCCTGGGGAACAGGAATAAAATCAGAAGTCTCAAACTTTATAATTTCATTTGGTTTAATAGTATAAAGGTATTTCCAAATATAACCATCATTACTTGTTCCTGCTGCTCTTGGTTCTAAATCAGTAAATGTTGGCTGATCTAATGAAATTTGTCCATTTGGATAATCTGGACTTGTGCCATTTTGTAGACACATATAAACTCGGTAATCTTCATTTATAACATAATATGATGCATTATATAAATTAGTTGCCTTAGATATTGATGATGTATTAGATCTACTATAATCATGACGGTACATATCATACTTTGTACCAGACTTCCATATTCTCTTGGTTACAACCTGTCTAATATCTGCATTATTAACCTTTTTGAGAGCAATCATGCTATCCCAATATCCCATTTCCTCATCAAAAGAATCTTTAGGAGTAGGAGGATCAGTATCCCAATTAGTTTGATAATCCTCTGGGTTAGGTAGACCAATAAAAGAATAGTAAGAATTGTCAGTGTTAGCTACACCAGCAACAAAATTCTTTGCGTTTAATATTCTAATCTGATCGGTTATAATTGCAGACATTTTGGCCGAGTTTTTATTTATTTATTTAGGAAGTTATCACGATGTTTCCACGCATACCAGCGTGATTCTGGCAATTATACCAATAAGTACCTGGAGAAATGCCTTCGGTATCCCAAACAAGAGCACCATTATCAGTACCGTTATTAGTAATTCCACCTGGAGTTTCAGCTGGAGATGGCATACCAGTACCTTCTCTATTACTAATCCATAAATTATGACCAACAGCACTTACTGTAAGTGCTAAAGTATCACCTTGCTTAAGTGTAACAGTTACATTGTCACCACCTACAGAACCATTTCTATCATAACCGTTAGAAAAAGTATATGGATTTCCAACTGAACCAGTCACATTAAAATTCCATTGATATTCCTCATGGAAAATCTCTGTCTTATAAGTTACTTTATTTGGTCTTGGATATGAAATACCAGAAGACTGTGAATGGTTTCCATGATTTTCATGTGGATATACTAAACCAGAATCAGGTCTCTTCTTTTGGTAAAAAAGATACCTATTAGGACTATCAACAATATCCTTATAATTTTCTGACCACAACGCAACTTTTGCTACATTAGTCGAAGGAAAAGCTCTTGTTGTAGTTGGATCAGTCCACCATATTATACGAACCGCACCGCCACCACCACTACAAGATTGGAAAGCTCCACTAGTATACGTTCCTGCTCCACCACCATATAATCCACCAGCTCTACCATTTGGAGCACTTGCACTAACACTTGGGGTAGTACCACCAGAACCACCGCCACCACCATTTCCTGAACTAGCACCAGCACCATTAGCACCTTGTCCATATATTCCTACTCCTCCACCACCAGAACCTTGTTGTCCATTATTCGACCATCCAGAACCACCGCCACCGCCTCCTCCAGTACCATCTGTTCCCTGACTTGAACCATAAAATCCACCAGATCCACCTTTACCAGTATATCCACCAGCACCACCACCTCCACCATTATCACCATGTGGTACTATTGCACCGTCACCACCATCTCCACCACCATCTCCAGTAAATGATCCACCAACACCACCATTGGCAGTATTTGCCCCACCTTCTCCACTAACAGTGTTCATATCTATAAAATATGAATGTCCACCAGAAAGATTTGGATCTCCTGCTCCAACTTCTACAGTATAAGATGTACCAGGTACTACTGGAATATTATTTTTCCATCCTAATCCACCTCCACCAGCAGTTCTATCTCCCCCACCAGCACCTACACAAACAACCGATACATTTGTTATACCAGCAGGACATGTCCATTGATATGTTCCTGGTGTTGTATATTCTGCTTCACCATAACCTACTGCGGGTCCATCACTAGAAATTTGATCTTTCTTTGAGTAATCTATTAAATGCTGCAATGCACCTGCAGGTGTAATATTTGGTTCCTGTTCTGCTAGACATGCAATATAACCTGCTACTTGAGGTGATGCCATACTAGTACCACTAATATCAGTAAGGAAAAAATTAGAATCTCTAGGATCAACAACACAAGGTGATCCCCATTCATTAACTGCACCAGTGTCCCAAACAGCAGAAATTATATCCGATCCAGGTGCAAATACATCAACTCTTTTACCAATATTAGTAAAATCTGATTTATATTCTTCTACTAATGTTCCAACAGACCCAACACAAATTACACCAGGAGCTGCTCCTGGACTTGATCCCTGAGAATGATAATAATTACTAGCACCAATAGAATAATAATTATTCCAATCAGATCCAGTAGATAAATCCATCATCCAATAAGAATTACCAGCAGAACTAATAACAATAATACCATCTTCAATAGCATCCTGTATATCAGCCTCAAGAGCCCATACTCTTACAGGAACTCTACGTAAATATGTGTTATATGGTACAGGACATCCATTTGCTTCTAATATCGTTTTTCTTTCAGGATCTGTTCCAGATACTGACGTAGTAGTTCCTCTATAAGTAACACTTGTAATACTATTAAGATCAGGAGAACCTTGACTATAACCCCAACTATGATTTGTTACGGTTGGATTTTTTCTTCCTGTCTTACTATTAATACCCTTCCATTTATGAAATTCTCTTAAATAATCAAAAAGATACAAGTCCCAATCAGAATAGCTTGTACCAGATAAGGAATTAACATTATTGGTAGAAAATTCCATATTGTAAATATTTGCGTCTCTTGCCCATCCTTGAGTATTACCTCCAGCAGTACCAGCAACATGAGTACCATGATTGCTATTACCAGTATTATATCCACCAGTACTATATGTGTAAGTTTTTCCAGCAGCGTTAGAATCACCTATATTAGCTCCATATTGGAACCAATCAATTTGATTTACTCTAGATCCAGTATTAACAGTAGGACTTATCCAAAATTCTGGATGCTCATGATTTATATGACTATCTACAATTACAAGATCAACATTCTTTCCAGAAGCTCCTGTTTGTATCGTATCATTTATAACTAATTGCCCATTAGTACCCCAATTATTTGTTTGGACACCATCAATAACTCTTTTTAATCCCCATTGTTGCTGCCCACTAGTAAAAGTTGTATCTTTTTGGAAATCACCTGTCTCTGGTCCCCACAAGGGTTCTGCTATAATACCCCTTTCATGAGGTGCTAATTCTATAGCTAGTACATTTGGATTATTTTTTATATTATTTGCTTCTGATTCAGTTAACTTATAATGTGTATTTCTACTAATATTTCTTCTTGCAATTAATTCAACTTCTCTTTCTGGACAAAATCCGTCACTTCCAGGAGTTTCCATCCCATCATAAAGTTCTTCTAAGTCACTGTGTTTTTTAACAGTAACAATATATTCTTTCTTTATATCATCCATTTATTAAGCCTCCAACTGAACAATTGTTAGAGATACTGTAATATTTGCCGTTGATGTTTCATTATTCGTAACAGATACCCAAATATTATCTGATGGAGTAGCATCATTATTCCACCCAATCAAACCAGGACTCATTAAAAATGTACTAACACCTGTTGTATTTGTATTAATTTCTGCTATTACACCTGAACCTGGTAATGGATCTGTTGTTGCACTTCTACCAGCATCTGCAGCCATAGAATTTTGATCAGTATATAAAACTACTCTGGAAGCACTAGAAACACCAACTTTTTGTAAGACGTAAGATTTTCTACCGTCAGTAAATGTGGTATTTGATGTATCACCAACACCAATACCACTAACTGTCTTAGTTATTGTTTCTCTTATTGATAATCCAATACCAGAACTTGCAACACCTTCTAGAT